ACTTCACGTTCAGCTTGTTTAGAATTAAGATAAGCCTTATGAATTTCCCTATCTTCTTTTCTCAGATAATGTGCATCTGTTGTTACTATAATTTTTACATTGAAATATTTAGCGATGGCTATCATTCTTTTATTAACTATAATTTGTTCTTCACTTCTGGCAGGTTGAACTTCCATATAATAGTCGTCACCAAAAAGTTCTTTGCACCAAGTAACAAATTTTACAATATTTTGATAGTGCTCTTTCTTAGATTTTATATCTCCATTTTTTTCTGCCTTGTTCATTTCTAAAATCTCATAATCTAATTCTGAACCAAGACAGGCACTTGATGAAATAACATGACCTTTACCATATTTTTTAATGATAGCTTCTAATTCACTTTTTAAAGTTGGAACTCTTTCTAGACCTCTATCATAATAAGAATTCATCCATGCGGTAGATGATAATTCTCGCATAGCCTTAAAACCAATTTTGTCTTTAGCTATTAAAATAAAATGCCAATACTTTTGTCCACTTGTACGTTCATCTACAAGATAAATCTCATTACCATGACAAAACTTAAAAGAGCTTCCTTGTTCTATTAATTCTTGTTGAATTCTATCAACTTCTACTTGTCCAGATAAACATTCATGATCAGTAAGACAAACTCCTGATAAACCTATTTCAATAGCTCTATCTACAATATCTTTTGGACGATTAATACAGTCAAAGTAAACGAATATTGCTATAATGGCTGTGGCAATGACATTCAAACCTTGGCATAGTAATATTCTCCCTCCTTAAATTACACCAATACTCTTACTTTACATAAATATTATAACATAATCATAGTGTATCTGTCAAATAATTACTAAAGGACTGGCATATATAAGCACACCAGTCCTTTTAATTAATTTATGCAACATTATCTTCAGCAATATTAGCTACTCCTACACCAACAGGCTCATAAGAAGCAACTAATACTGAAATACCATATCGCTCTGCAATTTCTCTTTCTACTTTACAACCATTATAATCAAAATAATCAGGAGAACAAATTAAGAAATTAGCTTCTGCTAATTTTTGAATAGATTTGCCTAACCAATAGACAGGTTCAGTTAAAACTTCTTCAGGAACATTCTCAGAAATATCAAATTTAGATTCAATAATCTCTACATTATTTTCTCCAAAAGTAGGAATAATAAAGTCATTAATAATTTTTTCACGTTCCGCATTAATTTCTTCATCAGTTTTATTTCTCATACCTTGACTAATAAAAAATTTCATTTAGAATCTCCATTCTTCTCTAAGCTCATATGCTTCTATAATACCTTGCGGTGATACTTCACCATTCCATTCATTCTTAGCAGGTTTGATAACGCAAGTTAATATTTGATTAGGCTTTATAAATTCATTAAATTCTTCTTCACTAGATTTAAATTTAATTAAAGCTAATCCTCCTACTTGTACTTTAATGGTAGGATTCTTATCTCTAGACATTAAAGTAATATTTTCTTCAGAAAGTGGAATATCTACTAAAGCAATATTGCTTTCTGCTATGTTCTGTCCATAAATATTAAAGTCCGCAATATCTAATATCTTACTGCAATCTATTTGGTCTCTATTCCAAATATAATCCACCCAATATACAGGTTCTTGCGGCACATCTTTATAAATATTATTAGTTTTTAAAATAAATGAACTTATATTATTCTCACTTAAGGATAACCCGAAGGCTCCTTGATGCAGCTATCTTTTAATTTCTTAAAAGGCTGGACTATCTCTTAATACTTATAAATAAGTACTACACCCATTTCCAATTACGTATCAATAGTAATTGTACTTCCAATCTCACTCGGAATAGTCTCTACAGGTTTTATGTTTATAACATAATTTCCCACGGGATTATCATGCTTAATAATTAAGTTTAGATTTCCCCGTTAGCTTTAAATTAATTTAAAACCCTGCTGATAAGCAGAAAAGGTGTATTAGGGCCACTATTTGACCCGCGGTCATGTTAGTAACATTAGTATTTTCACAAACATCTTTAAAATTTTGAATCTCTGACATGGAATAATTACGAGCAGACCCCGCATAAACATAATCATTTAATTCCTTATCCCATGTCTTTGTAAGAATAACACAAGGCTTCTGATATTTAGATTGTATTTTATTAGCGCATAATCCTGCTAAATTACGTTCTACCATTCCTGGTTCACACAGTAAAACAATAACTGCATTATCTAGAAGATTTTCATCTTTAATCTTTTCTTCTAGTAATACCATTGCTTCATCTTGCAGCTTAGTCTGTCTACGTTTAACTCTTTCCGCAATCAATACTGCTTCTTGATATAGAGGAACCTTTAAACCTTTTTCTCCCCTCTTGGAAGATTCAACTTCTTCATTGCAATACATTGCTAACATAGCCTTAAAAATTAATTCTTTTTCTTCTGCGGTACCACTGCGGACAATGCTATTAACCAAAGGTACTATATAGAAACTACATGAATGATAATTAATGCCATTCATTTTATTTATAGAATATTCATTTTTCTCTGCTAGTGCTTTAAAGAAAGGATTCTGAATATTATTTAAACCTAGATTCATGAAAGCTCTAATTTCTGGCTCTCTATAATCTGCCATATCTCCACTATCACCAATAGCACATAAATCTAAGAATAAATTAGCATAAGGATTATCTTTATGATATAAATTATCATAGGCTCTACAAAATTGCCAAGTCACTCCCGCACCAGTAATAGATTTATTGGGATAGTTATCTAATTGAGGATTAACAATTATACTTTCTGGAATTCTAAAACTGGCTATATGATGGTCAGAGACACAAACAAAACCACCATCTTTATAAATAATTTTATGTTCTTCTAAATCATTACTCGCGCTATCAGGACAAATAACTAAATAATTTTCAGTTTTTTCTTTTTCTAAAATTTGTTTAAGTAAATCTTTTAATCCATGTTCTTTACCTTGATGGTGCAAGAAAGATACATGTTTTTTTACATACTCTGGATAGTAAGCATATAAATAATTGATAAATATTGCGGCGGAAGTGTAGCCATCTACATCACAATCAACTACAACTATAATATCATTATTTCCTTGAACCGCATCATGTACCCTAGTAGTTGCTTCTACTATGTAATCTAAACATCGCCAATCATTAATTTGTTCCCAACCAGCACTTAACCAAGTGTCTAAATCTTCTACCCCTCGACCGCATAATACTTGTTCTAATGCTGTTGGATATATTTCTTCAGTATATTTCTTTAATTTCAATCTATCACCACCCTATAAAACTATTCTCTCTCTAAATAAATGTTCAAATATAGCTTTAGATTTTTCAATTGGAGCCATCTTATATCCTAATAAATTTTCTTTATCAAATAAAATACTTATATTAGCTCTTGTTCTATATTTTTGATTTAATTTCTTTAATCTATCTACTACTCTGCGGCAATCATCATCATCTAATTCATGAAAATCTTTATCAAAAGCTATACAAATTTCTGTTGCACCACTATCCAATAGAAGTTGAAATTGATACTCTGATAAATTATTTCCGCAACAAGCCACCGCAATATCATTAGTCAAACCATATAAATCTATATATCTTAATACTGACTTTTCAGATTCAAAAACAATAGCAGTATTAAAGTCTTTAATAGCAGGTTTAGCTTTATTTAAACCATATAAGTTAAATGATAAAGGATGCGATCTTATCTTTCCTTGAATATATGCGGGACGATATTTACCATATTCTTCATCTTCTTTAACTAATGCTCTTTGTCTAATACCAACTAATCTATTATTTTCATCATAGTGCGGAATGATAATACTACCATTTAAAGGATTATAATGAATATCCATTAAATCACATACATCTTTAGATATTCCTTCTTTCTCCCAATTTAAATATCTAGGTTGCGGGAAATATTTTAATATATTTTTATCTATTTCCGCAAGCTCTAACTTATTATTCTCTTTTGGAACTAATTCATCAATTTTATTATATCTTGAAAATACTTCTTTATCTTCTTCATTAACATTATAATCACTGTCTGGATCGTCAATTTTCCATTGTAGGTTAAGGAAATTAACAACATAGAACACTGCTTGGTCTAAATCTATTTCCTTAACCTTACATATCAATTCAAAGATGTCAAATGATTCTCCGCACTCACTAAAACAATGAAATAAACTAGTGTTGATATAATAATATAATTTATGTGATGCACTTTCTATATCATCATGGTTATGACAAATAGTTTTACATGTGAAGAAACTACCATGATCAACTGGCTCCGCATTAAGGTACTCAAGTAATGTGAATATATCTTCAGATTCTATAGCTTCTTTTACTTTTTCTATATCATACATTTATTACTTTATCACCTCAATCTTTGTTTCTTCTATTGGAATAATGTTAAAATCATAATCTGTTGCAAATAAACCATTAAATCTACATGTTGATTTATCTGCATACATCCATAAATATGCTTTATTAAATGAACCTCTGCGGTTCTTATAGATACTTAATTTAACATTAGGAATTTTACAACCAATTTCTTTAACTATAGGTTCTATTGCTTCAATATCTTCTTTAGTACTATCTAATAAAATCATACCTATGTCGATCTTGTCGCCCAAACTCTTTGCCGTGTAATTCTAATGTTTCCATTAGCACTGACTATATCTTACTTGATTAAATCAAGTACACCTGTTTCGGTTTTCAAGCGATTCGTTTCCTAAAACACTGCCACGTATCAATAGTGACCCTACTCCCCGGCATTTCAACCTCAGGGATAGTCGATAGCTCGCTTTAATTATATTTATTTTCCTTTATAAAAATCTGGATTATGAATCATTTTCCACGCTGTTCCATATCCAACATAACAAGGTTCAGATTCTATAAAATGTTTAAAACTCATTTTATCTTTAACCTTATTCCATTCTTCATTTATAATTCGACAATCTTCTTCTGTTCTTTTACTAGGGTGTGGATTATGATTAAACACTTCTGGCATTACGTGTTTCCAGGTCTTACCATGCCACATTCCACAAAAACCACTATAACTTATTTTATCTGAGTAATATTGGCTCCAAACATCTCTACTTCTTTTTCCTTCTGCATAATATTTTCTACATTGTATAACATCTTCTTCTGTCAATAAAGCTCTACCATGTTCTTCTCCAATATGAACAGTATTTTCACCTGGCATATCTCCGCCGGGTGTTTCATTATAATGTTGTCTATCTTCATAAGTATTATAATATTTAATCCAATATTGTTCTCGTTCTTTTAATTTTTCTTTAGGACATTCTTCTAAAATTTCAAAATTGAATTTATCTACTCCGTATTTCCTAATAGCTTTATATAGAACCTTGTCCTGGTCATCTTGCTTCTTGGAAGAAAAAGGTTTATTCTTATGGTCAGAAAATCTGTGTTCTATATTAACTGAAAGACCAATATAAGCATGATCAGTATCTTTTTGAGTAATTTTATAAATTCCGCAAGTCATAAATCCTCCTTCCTTTTAATTATTCTGTGTATTATATGATTAAGTGGAAAATAAATATAATTAATATGAGACGGAATCGGCATATGTTAAATTTACACTTAGCTTTTTCCGTTAGCTACTTTATAAAAGCAACCCTTACTGATAATGTAAGATAAGGTGTATTAAGGCCCAACGTTGACCTCTGAGCAAATTTTGATCAGGTATATCATCTACTTTCCAACTACCATTAAGTTGTGTGCTGGTGATAATAAATACACCAAATTGATTAGCTATATCTTTTAATTTTACTCCCATTAAAAATAATACATTATCTTCTCTTAATTTTGTACCATTAGAAATTCTAGAAATTTCTGCTAGTAACTTTGCGGAAGTATGTATATAATCTAATCCTATATAATGTATTCTATGTACCCTGATATTTCTTTTTATGCAATTTTCAATATCTTTCATACTGAAATCTGGCATTTCTTCAATATATAATGGAGAATGAGATAATACCTCTGCCGCATATTGAACTCTTTCATATTCTCCAAAATTATAAGAATTATTTAAAATATGTTCCTCATTAACTCCCGCAAGGAAAGCTAATGCCATTGTTGTTACCTCTTGGATATCTAACTCTGTAGAAATGAATAAAGCTGGTAATTTTTCACCATTATCTACCCATTCATTCTTTTCTGTATCATAAATTCTATCACATGCAAAATTACATATATCTGCAATAAGTGTGCGGGACTTCGTTTGTTATCCTATTGGCTTTTTATCCAATAGCTCTTACAATTTCCTGCAAGCCCAGCATATCTTTTCATCCTAAAATAGGAGTTGGAGCCTCGTGGGAAAATTATATTCTACAATGTAGTTTCATTTCCTATGCGTTGCGGCTGACTATCTTTTTACCAATAGCCTTCACCTCTGATTAGCTTATCTTCTGACTTAGCTTTCCAGTTTTTTCTCCAATAGTAAGTTTGAAATTACTTTCAAACACGGCAAGTAATTTACCAACGCCCGTTGCAGCTGACCGCATATATACTTTACCTAATCTTGCACCTCTTGTAATAGTGTTAATATAATTTCCATATAAAGGAACACCTATTTCTGGACTTTGTTCCAATTCTTCAAGAATATCAAAAACACTATCACCAATTAAGACTGAATCATCGGTTACATTATCTACACAAGTTTCTCTTACAGATAAAATCTTAGTATCAATCATATCTGCAATTTCATTTAAGGTATATTTATTAAGATTATTTTCTTGACGTTCTTTTTTCTTAATGTCAAAAATATTATCCGCATCATAAAACCATGATATATCTACTCCTAAATCATTATATGTGCGGAGGAGAGTCATTTTCTTTATTCTATCATAATAATATTCAAAGTTAGATATATCTGCATTAGCCATTGCATTTACTAACCAACTTCCCCCATTGTTAGCTTTATAAGTTGCTAAACTTTCTGGTCTATTTTGCAAATAATCTTCAATAGTTTTAATGTTTACATTATCTGCACCCATTTGCCGCAAATTATATGCAGCTCCAAATGTTACCTTGTGTAAATCATTAACAAAATCTCTCTCGTTAAAGAAATATTTACCACTATCATCGTCCAATAGAGAAGGTGAATTTAAGATACATCCTATCAATTGAACTGCGGCAGTTGAATCATATAATTTATTTCCTATAGTTATCACCTCCTAATTTAATTCAAACAACTTTAATTTTTTAGGCTTTTGGAATTTAGAAGGTTTTACTTGATATGTTTTTTCTTCTGTCTTTAATACTTCTTTAATATCTACATTTTTATATCTTTCATTATTTTTATTTTTTCTATCCCAATATTCTAATGCTTCTCCATATACCCATTCTACAATTCCTATACCACCATTGGCATCTTTAGCATTATTACCTTTTTCATCATACCAATAATCTAATGTGCGGAGGATGCCTACTTCAGTTTTACCAGATTTAACTAATGCTTGAATCTGTCTATCAATTTTAGTTTTATTATATGTAGCACCGCATAATATCCTCATTTTAGAATGAATCATATCAATAATAATTCTATTACTTTGTTGAGCATCTGCACAACTTTTATGAGCATATCTATTTTTAATTGCTACATAATTTCCTTCTACCCTAGTAAACATCTCTCCGCAATAATAACATTTTACAGGTTGTTGTCTACTCATTTCTATCCAGCTTCTTAAAAATCAATCTTTCTGGTAAAAAATCTTTGCAGATATATATTGATGCAAAACTTACACCCTTTTGCATAATAGTTAGCTCTTTATTTTGATAAAAATTAATTCTTTTATCAAAAATTAACAATTCACAATCTTTAATATAATCAAATCTTTTTTGTCCTTGTACAGATGGAAGAGGAAGTAACATTGCATAAGGTTTATTTAATTCATATAACCTCTTTAATACTTTATCCTTCTTACTAAAAGGTGGATTAGAGATTATAATATCATATTCTTGCGGTTCATATTCAAAAAAATCTTGTCCATCAAAAATATGAGAATGAATTACTTTATAACCACTTTCCCGCAATACTTGTACATACCTACTATCCTCTTGGTCGAATGGACACCAAATAATTTTATCCTTAGGTATATATTCCAAAAGAGGTAAAATTGCATAATCAGGTGTAAACATTTCATCACCACTTGCGGTGGTATCTGCTTTTAAATATCCTACATTTAACCCCATTCACATCCTTTCTGTAGACATTTTTCATATATTTATATTATATCATAAATAAGAAGTAACTGTCAATACAAAAAAAGGACAGTTTACTTAAAAACTGTCCTTTAAAAATAATATTAAATTCCATCTGCTACAGCATCTTTAAGGTCTGCTACAATTAAGTCTAATACTTCTGCTTGATCAGCTGTCATATCGCTTACTTTCTTTCCTTTGCCATAGTCTTTATCAATAATACTTGTGATAATTCCTGCCCATTTGGTTGCAAATTCTGAACCTGATGCTTGTTGAACTTGTTTAACCAAAGTATTAAATTCTTCCATTAAAGCATTAAAATCATAAGTTGGAATTACTTCTCTAATAATTTTTTCATCAGTTACGTATTGTCCATTATGCTCTTTTGCTTGTTTGTCAATAGCATCTCCAATAGCATTAACAAGATTGTCATACGTAAATTCAATGCTATTCGGGGTGAATTTAAACCGGCTCCCCGCAGTGAACCTAGGAGTTCCACGCATATATAGAACAGTATGAACTGTACCATCTTCTGATTGTTCAGGATGTGCATACCCAATAATATCACAAGCCC